AAAATTTATGTCAAAGCCCGAATATAGAAATGTAATGACAAATCATTCAAATGTTCAAGTCGGAGAAGTAGTAGATTCATATAGAGATAAAACAGGGAGATTGTGGAAAACAGAAGTAGATGATGTTGGATTCTTTGTTGTAATCAAATTAAGAGATGATATTGAAAAAGCCAAAGAAGTTGGTAGAGGTATTCGCAAAGGGTCATTAAGGTCTTTTAGCATTGGTGGACAGGCATTAAAAAAGTCTAAGAAAAACCACGACGAATTAGGAGAATATAACGAAATTAGTAAGTTAGAACTCCATGAAGTAACAATATGCGAAAAAGGAATTAATCCCGAAGCGAGGTTCGATATTCTAAAACAGGATAAAGGAAGTGAAAAAATGTCTGATAAACTAGAAAAAGCATTAGAAGAATTAGACGCATTGATGGAAGAAGTCAATACGTTGAGAAAGGAAGAAGAAGAAGAAGGAAAGGAAGCATTAGAAATGGCTGACCCTAAAACGGAAGAAATGATGGAACTGGCTGATAAAGATGATGAAGAACCAGAAATGGAATCTTCTGAATATGCTGATTTTGAAAGCGCAGATAAGGCATATGTTCGCACATTAGATGGTGCTGGTAATCAAATTGGTGAACCTGCTGATAGAATCGTTATCAACAATGGTCGCCCAACATCTTCTGATATGCCTGTTGTTAAGGCATTTGGCAACAATGAACTAGAAACGCTTGATTTGAGCGTTGCTAACATTGAGAAGGCTTACGAGGCTTTCCGTCAAGAACAATTGGAAAAATTGGCTTATGATAACTTGCAAAAGTCTTTTGAAGCACGTTTCGCAGAAGAAAAGAACTCAAGAGAAAACACTCTCGCAAAGTCGCAATATGACGCACAAAGCGAGATTGCATCCCTTAAGGATGAATTTACAGCATTAAGAAAGTCTTTGACGGCTGAGAAGGAAACAATCCTTAAGGCTCAAGAAGAGGCAAGAATTGAACTCCCAAGTATTGATGATTTGGCCGAAATGGATTGGTCTGACATTCATAAGATGGTTGGAGGAAACCTTTGAGGTGATTTAACATGGTTGGATATATTAACACAATTGCAGATTTAGAAGCACAAACATACGGAACAAGCACTTTTGCTGGCAATTCTTTGCTTAAGCAAGCAGGAATGGTTGGTGGCATTCATACAGGACATGATGGTGGCCCTGCATTTAGCGGTTCAGCCGTTTCAGATGTTTCAGCCCTATACAACGTCGTTTACGGACAAAAGGTTTGGTCTATGTTGAATAGAGAAGTAAATGCTCTTTCAATGATTTCAAAGCGACCATACTCTTCAAGCGGTTGGAGAGTATTAAAGTCAAGACCTGCGGGTGGAAGCGGTAATCTATTTACTGTTGATGCTTCGGGAACTGAGAATTTAGCAGAATTAGGTTCTGATTCTCCAAGAGCAGACATGATTGGTGGTGTTCCTGAAAATGCCGCATTATCTACTGCACAAGATGGATTAGGCCCAATTGCACCAACATATGCTCAATTAAACATGAGTCCAAAGGTTATTGCTCATCAATTCGATTTCAGCGAATTGGCTATGGAAATGGCTCAGATTGATGACGGTATTGGCGACATTAGAGCGCAAATGCGTGAAGATATGGGCAAGCACCACGCTGAAGTTCAAAACAAGATGTTAGTTATGCCTTTGGAACATTTCGGTGAATCTTCGGCTATGCCTAATATTGCTAACAATTATACTTCATTGAACAAGGTTGTCTCTTCGAGAGCAGAATTATTGGCTATTGATGGTGGAGTTATTGCTACTGATACTACTTCTGCTTCTAACGCATTAGGAAAGATTTATGGAAGTGAGCGATTTACTGCCGCATCTTTCTTAGATTCTGAAGTTGATTTTGGTTCGGGATATGCTTCGGGAGATGTTCGTTCTTTGACTCTAACTCGTCTAAATGACATGATTAGAAACCTAAGACTTGCAGGTGGTTCACCAAAGGTTATTCTAACTGGATATGATACCATTCAAGCACTTGCTGACTTATTGCAAAGCCAAGAGCGATTTATGGACAGAAAGGAAATTGTTCCTACTGTAAATGGTGTTCGTGGAACAAAGGGCCAAGAAGTCGGATTTAGAGTAGCAACATACTACGATATTCCATTGATTCCTGTTAAGGATATGTGCCAAACAGGTAATGCTACAACGAAGTTATCTGACCTATTATTCCTCGATACTGACCATCTATGGCTTTCTGTTATGAAGCCTACTCAATACTTTGAGGATGGTATTGCGAATGGAAACCCATTTGGTGTCGGAACTCTCGGAAACCGAGCATTGTATCGAACAATTGGTGAAGTCGGATGTTCCTTCTTTAAGGGTCAAGGTAAGATTACAAACATTCAATGAGGGAAAAAAGGAAAAAAAGAAAAGGAGATGATTTATTATGGCATTTGCAACAGTTATACATTTAGAAATGAACTTAGAAGGAAACAGAAAGTTAGTTTGTGGTCAAACCACTACTGACAGTACAGACGGAAATATTGAAACAGGGCTATCTTTGGTAGAATCTTTAGTTTTTACACATAAGGGTTCAGCAGAAGAAGCAGCAGCAGCAGTAGTTAATGCAGATTTACCTCTTGCAAGTGGAGATGTAGCAATTCATTGCGTTAGCGGTGATGTTGTTTATTTCCAAGCAATTGGTCAATGAGGTGATTTAATTGGCAACAGTTACAATTTTAGCAGACCATAAAGGCGTTGCTAGACCAAGAGTAAGTGGAGATGAATATGTGGTTGATGCCACTATTAACGTCAATCCATATGTTGCGGCAGGAGTAGTTATTAATGCTAGTGATTTGGGATTATCTACTATTACTGCGGTTACAATTACTGGAACAGAAAAGGCAGTAGGAAATAGTGGCTTTTTACCTAATATTATGCTTGAAACTGATGGAACTTACACTTCTGCAAGTAGTTTTACCATTAAAGCAACTGATTTAGATGGAACAAACGCTGCGGCATCAGATGTAGATGATGTGGGAATGGTTAGAATTAGAGCATACGGTCTTATTTGAGGTGATTGAATGGTTACCGTTAAATTGACAGAAACTAGTCAATTAGGTGGCAGATTTGTTATTGAAGGACTAGAAGGGAGGACTGAGATTACTCGGAATGATTCTGCTTCTATTCCTTTACGCAGGGCTATTGTGGCTTTATCTGATGAAAACTTAATGTTTGAGTTTGATGAATCTGATAGAGAAGATTTGCTTAATCTTTCTGAGAAACTTTTAGAAATTGGTCTTAAAGAAATCGGAAGAGAAAGCGGAACTGCACAAGATTTGTGTGATATTCTTCTTCCTAAGAAAGAAACGCCCAAGCCTAAGAGCAAGCCTAAGCCTAAGAAAACTTCAACAACGGCTAAAAAGTCTGCTTTAAGTGAAGATTGAAACCGAAGTCTTAAGTAGGGAATCCTCCCTGCTCGTATTGAAGGTGATACTATGCCAAATCAAGTGTGTCGTTCAAGTGGTGTTTTAGGCTCAAGTGCAATTGTTAATAGAGAACAATCTCTATTGATTAGCATTCATGCAAATTTAATTATTGCGAGTAATGCCGCAGTAACAGTAAAAGTATTCGATGGAACTGATAATACAGGAACAGAAGTAGCAAGAATTACTCATTCTGTAACAGGTCATTATAACTACGAATATGATATGCATGGAGTATTATGCAGAAATGGTATATTTTTAGAAATTACTGAAGCAGGTTCTTCAACCGCAGAAGTTTCTGTCGAATTCGCTTGAGGTGATACAATGCCAGCATTAAATACAGATACTCGATTAGTTATGACTATTCTCTTTGTTGGAACAGTTAGCGGTGCTAATGTTTTCTTTTACGCAACTTATGGAACTAATTTTCCATATACGCCTTTAGCACATTCTGTTCTCTTTGGCTTAATTACTGTTGGGGCAATCATGTGCATGAAAGCCCTCTTTGATATTTCACTTAACGATAAGATTGAATTATGGTTATTAGACCGTAAGATTAGTGCTTATTGGGCTAGAATGGCAAGAGATGAAGAACAAAGAAAGAAACTTCAAGATACTGCTAAATCATACAATCTTTCTCCCTATACGGGATTAGCACCTATGGCACAGTCTTATGAATCAGAAAATACTGTTTCTTCTGATTTCTTGACTACGCTACAATAGGTGAGTAAATGGTTGTATCAGATTGGTTGGGCTTTAGCGATTCTGATTATGCGTATAATCAACAAAGAGCGCATTCAGCAGACATTCTCTTTCTAAAAATGAGAATGTGGTTTTGGGCTACTTGCGCTACGCTTTCAGCATTTTTAATTGGAAACATCATGGGTGTTTTCGATATTAATGTGATGGGTTGGTTATTTGATAACCTTCTAGGTGGGTGGGGTCATTGATGTGGTTTTCTATTTTGAAAAGAATTCATTCAGGATATGATTATGATGATGAAGAAGAAAAAAAGATTGATTATACTGCTGAATTTGATGATAAATCTTTTACATGGGAAGACGGAGAAGCGCATTGTAGTTTTTATGTATTTAAAAATGAAATAACTATTACTTATTTTACTGTTGGTTATGAGAACAGGGGAAAAAAATTAGGAGAAACTTTTTTCAAAAAATTCATAAAAGAAGCAGAAGAAAAATTCAATAGAAAATTTAAGATTATTATTGAAGGGCCAACAGAACATGGGTTGCCTTTTTGGAAAAGAATGAAAAGAAAGGGATTAATTGATGAGTGGTATTGAGGTTATTATATGTCATTAATGACAGGCTTTGCTATTTTAGTCGGAGAAGCAATCATAGGATTTTGGAAAAAGGTTCATGCAATTAATTTTGGAGTATATGGTGCAACAATGGTTGGTAAAACTACATTACATCATCAATTAAGAACAAGAGGTGAAGTTCCAACAATACAAAAAAGAACTGTTGGTCGTCATCGAGCAACACGAAAATCTATTAAATTAGATGGAGAAATGAATACTCTTAGAACATCAGATATAGGCGGAGAAGCAATATACTGGAAAGAATGGGCTAAAGATATGCAAATGAGAAAGGTCAAATATGTTATATTTATGATTGACCATAGACATTTAGATAAAGGCGGTAATTTAGACCATCAAGTAGCGTGGAAATTCTTAGTTGATACAATTACAAGTGATAGATGGCCTAATGGTAAAAAGAAAAAAGAAGCAGATTATCCAATGGCAGTTTCTATTTGGGCAAACAAATATGATATTTGGGGAGATAAATACAAGAGCGATGCCCCGATTGACAAACATCCAATTTTTGAACCCTTTAAATACGGTATGCAAAAACTAAATGATGTAGGAATACCAACGCATAAATATATTGTATCAGCGAAATCAGAACCCGAAGCAGTTTATCAAGGGATATTTACGATGATTAAGGACTATTGATTATTATGTGGAAGAGTATTTTAAAAGGAAGAGGTGCTTCAAGGCGTTTAGATTTCAAGTTTCTAAAAAGGCTTACCATACTAAAAGGTAGAGAAATGAAAGGTAAAACTTTGAATAGCGACGAATATATGCAATTTCAAGAAGTAATTAGAAATGTTTATTCCACTCAACACACTGGAATACCATTAGACCGCATTTCTCAAAAAATTACTACAATACTAAAGACAAACGATTTATTAAAAGTAAAGACAAAAAAAGTTCCTGTATTTGATGCCGATGGAAAAGAGATAGGCAAAAGAGAGAATCGCTTTTATCATTTTATTTAAGGAGGTATTAAATGTATCAAAACAATATTATACAGCAAGTAGGAACAAATGGCGCACCTGTCGGTAATACTGTTAATCAGAATTTACCGAATAGATTCTTGCCTAAATTACAACAGGCAAGGGCAAGTGGCCCGATAGAAGAATATAAGTTTGATAATTTCAAACCAAAGAAGAAACTAAAGGAATTAAGAAAGGTATTATTACCAGAAAAAAAGAAGTTTATTTTTGTAAAATTCGGATATAAATTTAATCTCAAAGAAAGATGTGTTGTTTGTGGAATGCATCATGTTTGGGAAGCAGGGGATTATTTACGACCACCTATTCCATTAGATAGAGTAGAACGTGGGAGGCCATTAAGAGGAACTTATTGTCCTAAACACGCTGCTTATCATAAACAATTTGAAATGTTACAACAAGAAATTATTGCAGATGAGCATGGATTAGATTTTAAAAGATTTATTCCTACTCCAAAGATGCCTAAAATGATGAAAGCAGGGCCAATTTACAATCTCACTAATGAGGATATTGTTGCCCTCTCATCAGTCGGATATGTTATAAAGCCCCCAACCATATCACAAGATGAGTCGAAAGAGAGCGAAGTATTACGCTTGACATCGGAGTTAAAAACGATTAGTCAAAGACTTGATGTATTACTAAAAATTAAGGAGGAATAAACATGGGAATGTTCGGAACAAGTAATGGAACTGTATTAAATGCAGTTCAGCAACAGTCAGATGCAAATTTTAAAACAGTCAATAACTTACTATCATTACAAGAAAACCACGTTGAAGAGTTCTTTCAGTATCACGGAGAACTTTTCTTAGCATCGCTTGAAAAGTTAATGGAAGATGTTATTGAAAGAGTAATGAGTCAAATGCTAGGAAAATTAGCATTTGTTCAAGACTCCACAACAAACAGAATGAAAATTGATTCAGATGCTATGCGAGAGTTTGAACGCATTACACAAGAAAACATTGACTTAGATTTAAAGAACCTCTTAGATACTGCAATTAACACAGAAATTATTAATCAACGAAAACTTGCAAAGCAGCAATACCTAGAATCTCAAGGGTTCTCGGCTGGCGTAGGGCAAATTTCAGCAGGTGCGGCATTAGCAAACGTAACAGGAAATACTCAGCAATTTAACCAAATGCAGGGTGCTATGAACAATGGTTCAGGTTATCCCGTTCCTCCAAATGGAACAGATGGTTATGGTCGCCCATATTGGATTGACCCACAAACAGGACAAATGAGTTATGAGCCACCATCTTCAGGATTGGGCTTAGGTGGAGCAATTCAGAAAACTGCGGCATGGGCTAAATGGCTAATGTGAGCGTGAATTAAATGGTTAGTTTCAAATGGCGGGAGTATGACCGTCAATTAAATGATGAAACTAAGGTTAAAATTCAAAATGCTTTTTACGATGTATTGAAAGGGATTTCTAAGGTCGATAGTTTCACTTCAGAAATTGATGAATCCTTACAAAGTATCACAGAAGGAACAAAAGAAGAACTTATAAATTTTATTCAGAATGCAATAGATGAAAAGATGGAAGATACTACTATTGAGAAGGCTTTTCGTGATTCTGGTATTTTAAAAATTTATCAAGACTTAAGCAAGGGTTCTGCGAAGTCGCAAGATATGGGATATATTAAACAAATTATGAAGAAGTTTGACCAATCTTTAAAAGATTTAGAAAGCAGTTCATCTTTGCAAAGACAGATTGAACTAAGAAGTAAAGACGTTAAACCTGATTCTATTGATTTAGTGGATTCTAAATTTAAAAATGTTAGGCTAAAAGATGCTCTTCTTGAGTTTACAACAGAAAAAGGGGCTTTAGGAAAAAGACCGCCTAATCGAGATACAGTTTTTGTCTCTTCAAGAAATATGAAAACTGCTGAGGATTTAATTCGATTTCAAAGAATTAAAGAAGGAGAAGAAATGATTAGACTTAAAAATGCTATCGTTTTTAAAACAACTCAGGGTTTTTCGACATGGCAAGAACTCACAAAGAAAAATCTATTATTAGAAGAAGGAGTCTTTTCTTCTACTAAGAAATCTAACAGAAAAGACAAGAAAGAAATAGATAATTTAATTTTAAAAGAATTAGATATTGAAAGTAGCGTATATAAAAACCGTAAAGAATTAGAAGAAAAATTCCAAAGCGGAGATAAAGAAGAAAAAAATAGAGCATTGACGGAATTAGTATTCAATGTAATCCGAGAGAACGAATTAATCATTAGGGAATACTTAACTCCTGTATTAAATAATCCTTATTTGATTTCAGAAATTACTTTAAAAATTACTCCTAGTCTTAAAAAACCTACATTAAGTGTGCTAGAATTAACCAATACTGATATGACAATTATTTTTAAGTATTTAACATCAGGTAAATTGACAAATTCAGATTTAAAAGAGATTACAAAAGAAAAATTTATTCAACCCTTATTTGAAACAGTTGATGAAAAAATAGAACCGATTAAAGAATTACCAGAAGACAGAAGAAAGGAATTCTTAGAAGAAAATTTTGGAAAAAATGAATTCGTTGATAGGGTCTTAGCAAAAGTAGAAAGTAGTCCACCTAAAAACATAGATAGGATGAAAGATGACTTTAGAATAATCATAAATGAATTAAAAAAGGAAGGAAAGCCAGTTAAATTACAAGTATATGGAAAGGGATTTTCAATAGAAGAGCCAATCAAAGAAGGATTCAAGGCTTCCGAAGCAAAAGGAATAAAGGAAAGCGATATTCTTTCTAACTTAACAGTAGATATTACAATAGAATTCAAACATGAAAAAATATTAAGAATCGAACCTACAACATTAAAATCAGAAGATTCAAATAAAGTAGAAGCGTTTATGGATAAACTCGCAGATATAGTTGATGAACTAGAAGACTTAAGGTGATACAAATGGGAACAGTTCGCTCGCCAAGTGATTATACCACAATCAATGTAGACTATTCTACGGGAAGTGGTTTTTATACAGACAAGGGAGCAGTTTCTGATTTGCTTCAAGTTTCAGCATTTTCCGCCTCCACAAACCCCACGCAAGCGCAGGTCGGTTCTATCATTAAGAGGGTCGAGGGAATCATAGATGACAAAGTTAAGAGGTCGTTTCGCCCGATTATTACTCAACATGAATATCACAACTTTGAATTCATCAGACATCCCGCTAGAGCATACTATGGTGGCTATGTTGGATATATTCAACTTTCTATGATGAAGGTCAGAAAGATTGTTTCTCTTCAAGTATGGCAGGGAAGCAGTTATATTGAACTAGCATCAGCACAAGCAAAGATTGAATTGCTTGAGAATTATAGAGATATTTATTCAATAGTATTGCAATTGCCAAATAGCGGAACAGAATTTGAAATGCTTTCAGAAGATACAGGTTCTCTACAAAATACAGAATTTAATACATCTTTTGGAGAAAAGACAACTGCTAATGAAATTGTGGCTTTAGTCAATGAACAGTTCCCATCACCAACCGCACAATTTACAGGAGCAACAGAAGCAAAAGAATTAATCTCAAGTAGCAGAAATATTTCTGATTTCTTTTACGCACATAAGAATACAGAAAATTCAAAAGAAGTATTTATTTCTTCACTATTGGCTGGAGAAGATGGTTCTGATTGCACAATTAAAGTAAAAACTCAACAGGCTTGTTCAGCAACAGGAACAACAACAAATTTAACTGTTGCAGATTCTAGCAAATTAGTTGTAGGAATGGCAGTTGCAGGAACAAATATTAATTCTTCATCTACTATCAGTTCTATTACCAATTCGACAACCGTTGTTTTAAGTCATACTACAACGGGTTCTGTAAGCGGAACTGTTACATTTACTGCAACAAATGCTTCTATTCCAACAATTTGCACAGTAACTCAATTTACAGATAAGCAAGATGTAAGAAGATTAGGTTCTTTTTGGAATATTGGAGAAGAAGGTAAAATTTTCTTCTTACAGGATTATCCATATCATACTCAAAATTCTATTATTGTTTCGTATATTGCAGGAGATAATCGAGTTCCTGCGGCTATTCACGAAGCAGCCACAAAACTAGTTGCGGCTGAAATACTGCGACATGATGACCAAACTATCCTTATTGCTGATACTGGGGGCAATATATCAACCAAAGAAAAGTATGATATACTGCGAAAGGAAGGCATGGATATACTCAAGGGCAAGGGAGATTTAGTTTATTTCTTAGGGTGATTAAAGATGTATGATGATATTATGAAAGCGGAAAGTTATGCAGAAGTATATTGTATTATTTCTAAAATGACACCCGAAGAAATAGAAGAATTAACTGCTACGTTGCAGGGAAAACCTACCGCTAGTCAATCAAAACAAATGAAAGATACAGTTGATGCTTTACTTGCTCCTAATGCGCCCGAATTGGATAAAAAAGTGGTTGATAAACTAAGAAGTCAAGGAAGAACATCTGCTCCTGTTTTAACCACAGAAGAAGCAAATCGTTTAAATGAAATAAATAATAAGGTAAAACAGATGAATATGAATCCTAAATTAAGCACACAAGATAAAAGAGATTTAACAACCATAGCAGATAATAGAAGACAACATCAAAGTAAAATAAATCAATTTAAAGATGTTATGAATCCTCCACAATTATCAACCACTCCACAAATGACTCCAAAGAAAAAAATTAGAAGGGCAAAAAGATTGCCAACTGGAGATATAGCATATTCTAGAGGAACTCCTGCAAAAGTCCAAAAAATACCTCAAGGAAATATTAGACCAGATACAGAACCTCAACCGATGTCAAGAAGAGTAAAGGAAGTATTGCAAAGAGGAAAGGAAAGAGGCGGAGTAGCGTTAAGAAGCGAAGTTCCTCAAAGAACAAGTAGATTTAGAAGAAGAAATCCCAATGAGCAAACAACTCAAAGAGTTCGGAGAAGACAACCAGTTACAGTAAATCCAGATGCGTGATTAAATGAATAGTCTAAAAATATTTAAAGAGATGTTAAATCTTGAAAAAGAAAGACAATTAGCAACTCAAGAATTATCACAATTACTAGGAATAGATATATCATTTAGCGACGAAGAAGTAATTAAGAATGCTCAAGATAAAACAATAAAGCATATCGAAAAGAAACTCGCTGAAAAAATAAATAACATGGTGAAGTAAATGGATGAAGTAAGTCTGCTTATTGATTTAGTTTCGTCGAATTGGTCAAGTTCGGCAACTACTTTGCAAAGTGCGGGAACTATTTCAGCAGACCATGTAGCAACTCCAAACTTTGTTGATGTTAGAACATTAGAAAGAGGAAAGGGAGTAAGATATGATTTGTCATCTAAAGACGTTATTATCTTCTTTGAAGATGGGCAAAACTTAGAATATCCTACAACACAATTTGATGTTAGAAATGAAACATACACATTTACTATGCATATAAGAACAGTTCACGACGAAAGGGCGGGAACAGATACAAATTTCGGGCGTGATAGGCTAAGGGCTTTATACTTGGTCGCCCGTCATGCACTTGAGCGAAGTCGGACAGGCTATACTGCAAGTGATGGTTCTAAATTCAATCAAATCTTTGTAGGTTCAAGAAGCGAATCAAATGACCGAGCAAAAAGATTATTTGGATATAAATTAAGTATAGAAGCAAAAAGATTCGCATTAAGCATTCCCTAGTAAGTAAGTAAAGGAAAGGGGAGATTAAGATGGCAGTAGAAAACACAGATGTATTTTTAGGAAGCGGAGCAAGTTTAACAGTAATTCCAGAATTGGATTTTTACTTTAAACCTCAGACAACAAGCACAACACAAATTCAAATTGAAACAGTAAATGCTGTTCAATTTCAATTAGTAGATAATATGTATGTTGGATGTATATTAGATTGGTATGATGCTGGAGTTTATACTTCAAGTCATAGAATTACTGCCAATGACCACGATACTTTTACAATTACTCCAGCAACAGGAGCAGCAGTTGTTACTGCTGATGATGCGTTTGTTTTAAGAAGATTTGCCGCACCTTGTCCAGCACCAGATTCAGATAATGATGGAACGGGTCGTGTAAGATTAAATGCAGATAATTGGATTGGCCTCGTTGAATCAGCATCTTTCCCGAATTTAGAAGTTGAAATGAAACAAATGAATTTATCTCTTGGAGGTTCAAGAAACTTTACTTATCAATACAAAGGAATTGAAACTGCAAGTGGAGGTAATTTAAACTTAGTCGCTCATCAATTAACTTGGCTTTATTACGCTTTAGGAAAATGCACACAATTAAGTTTTGCAGGAGGAACTAGTGCATCTAATAACCCATCAAACTACCATACTGGAACAGGTTCACATAAATTGTATTTTCATGGAACGAGTGCTACTTCACATATTGACGAAGGGCCATTTATTTACCGAGTAAATTCTGTTTCTGGAAGCGACCACATTATGCCACCATTAATGATTGGCGACCAGACTGTTGCAGATATTGACAGTATGGATTATCCTTTAGCAACAACTGGAGAATTTGCAACATATAAATTTGAAGAAACCGAAAATTCAGAACTTCCTTCTTTTTCTCTAGAATACACATTAAGTAAATTAACAGGAACAAATATTTATGCTACTGATACTGACCCTGATGCAGAAGATTTAAACTTTGTTCGTATTGCAAGAGGTAATAGAGTAAATACATTTACATTAACTGCAAATGAAAACGAAGAAGTAAAAATGACGATGGATTTGAATACTGCCGCAGTAACAGAAATACCTCAACAAATTAGTTATGAAGCAAGAGGCGGACAAGAAACAAATACTTCTTTATTTAACTATACTACTGAAGCAACACATTTAGAACCATTTTTCTTTTCAGATGGAACTATTGAAGTATATGGTAATACTTTTTTAAAGATTACAAACTTTACTTTGACAATCAACAACAATCTTCAAGATAAGAGATTTGTTGGTGTTGGAGATAAGGGATTTAAAGAAGGCATTCCTTCCCAAAGAACTTACGAAATTGCTATTACTGCTTTAGTAACCGATGACCAATTATTTACAGAATTGTTAAATCAAGATGAAAATAATGATACTGCACAATCTATTAAATTAGTTTTAACTAAGGATAGTGGCGAGTCCGTAACATTAGAATTTGACGATTACTTTACTACTGCTAATACTTGGACTGTTCCAGAAGATAAAGGAGCAGTAACAGTCGAAGCAACACTAATGCCTAGAACTTTAACAAATTGCACAGTAGTTTCACATTGGATTTTACAAGGGTGATTAATATGGTTTCAAAGTGGATTAAGCAACAACAACACATTGATAGTCTTAAGACTAAGAAAGAAATTAAAAAAGAAATTAAAGAGGTAAAAGAAACCCCTAAGAAATCTAAGTTAGAATAATATTCCACCAACACCGTTTGTTTGTTTGTTGGTATAGAAGGTGGATGAAATGTTAAACGAAAAAAAAGTTGTTACAGATAAGAGTGTATTATTTGCACTAACCGAGCCTACGCTACATTATATTAAAGTAGCACCCGAAAGTAATGAACATCTCAAGGTGTGGGTTAAAGAACCTACATGGCTTGAAGCCGAAAAAGCCTTGAATAGTGTGATGAAGATTGATTCTCGCACACAGTCGTTAGACCTTGACCTAAATGCGATGTATCGCTATATGGTCGAGAATTTCATCTCAAAAACAGAACCTTCATTATCAACAATTGATATGCTTAGATTAAGCCCTTTTGTTGGTAATCAGATAAAAGAAATTCTTCCTAATCCAATGAATATGGTGCAGGAGGATGAAGAAAAAAACGATTAATTAAAGAAGCAGTAAGAGGTCGAGGAAAAGACCATAAAACTGCTTCTTTAGTCGTCGTTTATATGCTTTCAAAAGCATTGGCAATTAGCCCATTAGAGATTTACAAAATGCCAGTTTCTTTGGTGAAGGATTTACTTAGTGTTCATATGCACGTTGAAGAATTAAAAGCCGAA